GGACGCAAGTCATGTTTGGCGAGACCAACCCTATCTACAACTTCATGTTTGAGATGTACGACGATTACTCTACTCGAGAGTTTGTCACACTTGCATCTGCGTACATGGAGTATAGGAAGTACGCTGAGGCTTCTGGGCTTTCATGGGTTATGCCCAAGCATAGGTTCCGGACTGAAGTGAAGCATTACTTCAACGAGTTCCACGAACGCTGCAGAGTTAATGGTACTCGTCAGAGAAATGTATATTTCGGATTCCGAACAGAGCTCTTCGAATCGGGGGATCTTGTCGCGCAGCCGGTTGAGGACGATGCATGGCTTGATCTGAAGCCTATGAATCGTACGCCTTTCGACGATATTTTCGAAAATCAACCGGCCCAATACGCATCTACCCAAGGAACCCCTAAAGAACCTTGGGATTCAGTCACAACAACACTCAAAGACATCGATATATCGAAGCAGCATTATGTCAGGCTACCTGAAGAGTATGTTGTTATCGATTTCGATCTGAAAGGAGAGAACGGTGAAAAAGACCTCAGTCTTAATCTTCGCGCTGCTAGCGCTTGGCCTCCGACGTTTGCAGAAGTGTCAAAAAGTGGTAGAGGATTACACCTCGTCTACCGCTACACTGGTTCTGGTAATACCGTTGCCGACTATGCGCCGGGAATCGAAATCAAACGATTCAGAGGAAAGTCTGCCCTGCGTAGACGACTCTCTCTCGCAAACGACCTGCCTATCGCAGACTACGTGCAGCAACTGCCTGAGAAAGCAAAGCGCGTGATTAATAAGCAGCACGTCAAAGATGAGAACCACCTTCGTGCTCTCATCGCGAAGGCATTGCGAAAGGAGGTGCACTCTGCCACGGCACCCAGCGTCGACTTCATCAAGCAGGTCCTGGACGATGCATATTCATCTGGGATCACGTACGATGTGACGGACGCTAAGAACGCTGTAACGTCCTTCGCCGCTAAGTCTACTCATCAGGCTGAGCGGTGTCTGAAGGTTGTGCAGGAGATGCACTTCATGTCTGAAGACAAGATGGAAGTACAGGAAGACGGAGACGGGCCTATTGCGTTCTTCGATGTCGAGGTATTTCCTAATCTCTTCATCGTCTGCTACAAGTATCCTGATGAGCCAGTCCGACGCTTCTTCAACCCGTCTGCTGAAGACGTGAAGAAGCTTATGAACCTTCGCCTAATCGGGTTCAACAACCGTAAGTACGACAACCACATCATGTACGCTGCGTCGCTCGGATATTCTAATGAGGAACTATTCGAACAGTCTCAGCGAATCATTAACAACGAGGCGAATGCTACATTCCGAGAAGCATATTCAATGTCCTACACGGATATTTACGACTTCTCGACGAAGAAGCAATCGCTCAAGAAGTGGGAGATTGAACTTGGGATTCATCACCAGGAACTTGGTCTTCCGTGGGATAAGCCTGTTCCTGAAGAACTATGGGAGACCGCCGGAGACTACTGCGCGAACGATGTCGAGGCAACTGAAGCTGTGTTTAATCACCTTAGTGATGACTGGGGTGCCCGACAGATTCTGGCTGAGCTTTCTGGACTATCTGTTAACGACACAACAAACCAGCACACATGCGCACTTGTGTTCGGAAAGGAGCGACGGCCCGACAAGAGCAAGTTCGTTTACACCAATCTATCCACGATCTTCCCAGGATACACCTTCGATAAATTCAAAGGCTCGTCCTATCGTGGAGAAGACCCCGGGGAAGGGGGATACGTATACTCCGAACCCGGTTACTACGAAGATGTTGTGCTCCTAGATGTCGCTTCTATGCACCCGACATCTATCGAAGAGCTTAACCTCTTCGGACCTTACACCAAGAAGTACAGTGAACTTAAGCAAGCTCGCATCGCGATTAAGCATAAGGACATGGACGCTCTTGGTAAACTGTTTGACGGTAGACTCCTGTCTATCGCCGAGCAGTTTGACCTGGACAACCTGGGTAAGGCTCTTAAGCTACCGATTAACTCGATGTATGGATTGACGAGCGCCAAGTTCGACAACCCTGCATACGATCCTCGCAACATCGATAACATCGTTGCGAAGCGAGGGGCGCTATTTATGATCGATCTCAAGCACTATGTGCAGGATGAGCTCGGTCTGACGGTTGCACATATCAAGACGGACTCGATCAAGATTCCGGGCGCCACACCTGATGATATTCAGAAGGTGATGGACTTTGGTCAGCGATACGGGTATACCTTTGAGCACGAGGCCACCTACGCCAAGATGGTTCTCGTGAACAAGGCCGTCTATATTGCCAAGTATGCATTCCCTCACGAAGGTGAGTGGACGGCTACTGGCAAGCAGTTCCAGGAGCCCTACGTATTCAAGAAGCTCTTCTCCGGAGAGCCGATTGAATTCGAGGACTATGTCCAGACCAAGCAGGTACAGACCGCCATGTATCTGCGCTTCCCTGATGGGGAGCCTCATTTTATCGGTAGGGTCGGTGCGTTCGTGCCGATTAAGCCAGACAAGGGTGGCGGTGAACTCCTTAGGGAGAATAAGGACGGCGAGATCAAGGACGCCGTCGTGGGTACTAAGGGATATTTCTGGAAGGAAGCAGAAGTAGTCAAGTACCTACATCTGGAGCAGGACGTCGATACGTCTTACTCCGAAGCGCTCGCGGACGAAGCGCGCGCAGCCATTGAACAATTCATCAACTTCGACGAATTCGTCGCTTAGAAAGGAAACCGACTATGGCATCTGATATCTGCATCGAGAACGGTAAGCTGTTCTTCCTGAATTTCTCGGGAGCTGCTTCGCGATTCAATAAGGAAGGTCGTCGTGAGTTCTCCGTCTCGATCCCTCTGGAACTCGTGGATGATCTTGTCGAGGATGGATGGAACGTCAAGTATGGTAAGGACAAGGACCGCAATCCCGATCCTGAGCGTCCTTACCTCACAGTTAAGGTCCGCTTCGACTTCCGTCCTCCGTCGATCTGGATGATTACCGGCGGGCGCAAGGTCCTGCTGTCCGAAGAGACTGTTGGCTCGCTGGACGGCGTTACGATCAAGACGGCCGACGTTGTGATCTCCCCGCACGTTTACGACTTCAACGGCAACAAGGGCATCAGTGCCTATCTGAAGGAGGCCTACATCACGGTCGATGATGAGACCTCGACGTTCGCTGCTAAGTACGCAGATCTGGACGTCTAAACCCAAAACTCGGCGGGGGTGGATTGTGTGTGGTCTGCCCCCGTCGTTAGGGGTATAGAGATGCTTGATGATATTAATGTCTGGGCTCGCGTACCGAATTTCCCTCAGTACGAAGTTAATCGTCTGGGGGACATCCAAAGAGTCGGTTCTAATGTTAGGCTTCAACCATTTACAAGAAATGGTCAGAGTCTCTACGTCCGACTTTACAATTCTTCCGGGAAGGCGTCTGAGAAGACTGTCGCCTCGGTAGTATGGGCTGCCTTTTACAAGAGGTGGCCCACGGATTCCTTCGTCTGCCATATGGATGGCGACGTTAGGAACAACGCTCTTGACAACCTATATTTAGGATCGAGGGCGGATGTCAACAAAACAAGGCGGCGCCTAGATGACACAATCTGGGACCGCCTACAGAAGGAAGGAGAACTGGTTCTATGAGTAACTGGTTCGAAACGATCGTCCCTGGCGATCAGAATTGGACTGAAGTCTCGCCCGTCAAGGAAAAGGTGTCCTCTAAGGACGCTCTCGGTATCGTGGGGTACCTCGAGTCGGTGCTGTCCGATCCGATGAATCCCAAGTTCGATCACGACAACTTCACCGCTGTCGTGAATGTGAAGAACGGGTTCATCCCCATTAACGGAGACTACACGGGCTTCTCCATCGAGATCCAGGGCGAGATCAATGGGGAGCAGGTCAACAAGACTGTGCTCAACACTGACAACCCCAAGGCTGAGGTCTACTACTGGAACGTGAGGAAGCTCGAATTCGCGGTCAACGGTGCTCGCGCCGATGACGAATCCAAGCAAACCAATATCAATGCGGGTGATGACTACATCATGCGTATTAGGGTTGAGGGCTCTGACGCTCAGCCTAATGCTGGCAACTACGATACTGACGGCCCCTACTGGGTTGAACATGCCGAATTCAACCCGAAGATCACCCCCGCAGCACTGACCAGTATCAAGGCTGCACTCAACCGCACTAAGGCAATGGGAGTTCTCTGATGACTAAGATTCCAGCAGAAACCAAGACCGAGATCCTGAGCTTTGGTGACGCATTCAAGTTCTCGAACCGGGAAGAGCATCTACGCGAAATCAATCATGGCGTCATCGGTCTCGCGAAGAAGGCGATTGCCGGCAATATCGCCGACGACCAGCCCTACACCTTCCGGATCAACTTCCAGAACGGTCGAATTGTCGGAGAGTCGTTCGATCCTCGATTCTCCATCGAGAAGCTCGATGGACGTAGCGAGACGACCGAGTTCTCCCTGGGTAAGGACCAGAACACGAAGTACTTAGAGTACAAGAGTCTCGACGTCGACTATAAGCCCTCTATCACAAATGGTGACTCTTGGGTTGCCCGGGTCAAGATTGTCGACGGCGCGGTTGTCGAGGCATTTGTCAACCCCGATTTCGACGATCCTGAGGAGCGGAAGCTCATCAAGGACGCGCTCATGCGAGGGTTCAAGCATCCCGAGATTATGTAAGCTCGCACTTCATTTCTAGAAAGGCATACAGATGGACATCGAATACACCCCCGACGAAATGGCCGAATCAGAATACATGGCATACGGAACGAAGCTGCCGACCATCCCTCCGTCCGACTTCAAGCACGGGGTCTTCAAGGGTAAGTTCCCTCGCCTTGGGAAGGTCGACCTTGTCCGAGGAGAGACCGACGATGTGAAGTACGTCAAGTGGGTTGAGGTCATTACACATATGGGCAGGGCCGTGCTTAACGGTACGACGCCTATGGGGTGGGGTTACATTGCTAAGGTGCATTATGGGATCTTCAGCTATCCCATGCGCATTGAGATGAACCCTGAGATCCCTGAGAATGTGCGAGAGATCGTCCTACCTCTCTTGGAGAAGGAGCTTCTCTAGCGAATGGCCGCAAAGCTATATTCGCACCAGGAAGAGGCCTTGGGGCTCCTACAAAGTGGCAAAGTCCTTGTCGGTGGCGTCGGCTCGGGCAAGTCACGAGTAGGAGCCTCTTGGGCTCTTTCTCAGGCGGATGAGAGTAAGATCATTGTTATCACCACTGCGCGGAAGCGAGATTCTCTCGAATGGGAGGGCGAGTTTGCTGCGCTTGGTGCGGATTTCGAAAAGGTGACAATTGAGAGTTGGAACAACGTCTCGAAATTCGCTGACTGCTGTGATCATGTGTTCATATTTGATGAGCAGCGTGTTGTGGGATCTGGTGCTTGGGTTAAGAGTTTTCTCAAGATATCGAAGCACAACCTGTGGATCTTACTGAGCGCGACTCCCGGGGATGTCTGGCTCGACTACGTCCCTCTCTTCATTGCTAATGGGTATTACAAGAACCGAACCGAGTTCGCAGAACGACACATCGTCTGGGATCAATTCGCGAAGTACCCCAAGGTAAAGCGGTATCTCGATACGGGGCTTCTTGAAGCTCGTCGTAGAAAGATACTGGTCCCCATGCCAGCAGAGCGTCATACAAGGCGTAACCGGTCTTACATCTCCATGGATTACAACAAGGCGATGTATGAGTCCATCGCTAAGAAACGTGTGGATCCATGGACCGGGGAGCCTTATAGGAATGCTGCCGGCGTTTGTTACGGTCTGCGCAAGTGTGTCAACTCGGATAGGTCTCGCGTGGATCATATTCGTCTGGTGGCGCGCAAACGCAATAAGCTGATTGTGTTCTACAACTTCAACTACGAGCGAGACATCCTGCTTGAGTTGCGGGATGAATTCACCGTGGCTGAGTGGAACGGACACAATCACGAGCCAATTCCGTCTACTGACTCATGGGTATATTTGGTACAGTATACCGCGGGCGCCGAGGGGTGGAACTGTGTAGAGACGGACACGATTGTGTTCTACTCCCTAAATTACTCGTGGAAGGTCTTGGAGCAGGCTGAAGGTCGCATCGACCGAATCAACACGCCGTTCACAGATCTCCACTACTTCTACTTCTACTCAGAGTCTGGAATAGACTCCGCCATCCAGAAGGCCGTCCAAGAGAAGGGCGTCTTCAATGAGCGTATCTTCGCTCACAACCTGTAAAGGAGCATGAAATGAAAATGAAGCCCGGTTGCTTTGTTTACGACCCCGCAGAAAACCACTGGTGTGTTCTCGTCGAGCATCGTAGGGATGACGGCGAGATTCGTCGGTTTATGTCGTTCCACAAGAACCGCCTGGAAGCCCAGACGATCAAGAAGGCTCACGAGGAAGCACATGCTGGTGAGCTTGATATTACCGTCTCGATGTTCGAGTACGATTATATTCCGAACGACGAGATGTTGGCCGTGCGAATGATGATGGATGCATTCGACCGGATGTTCGAGAATACCGACTATGCAGTAGCGGAGAAGAGCAATGACTGTAACGACTGACGGATACAAGCTCTCTGACTTCAAAGTCGATATTTTCGAAGAGGGGGATAACATCAAGGTTCGAGTCGAGTGTTTCGCCGACGATCGTACTCACATGTCTTTCCACTTGTACAAACAGGGGGTAATTGAAAAGGCGGTTGTCAGCGATTCGAAATGCTTCTATGCCGTACTGGCTAGGATGATCACTGAGAATCTCAACGGTATTCTAACTTCAGCTATTTTCCAACCTGACCCGTGTGAGTGCCAGGACCATCGCTGGTTCAAGACACACCCGGATGATCGTCAGGAGTATTGGCGTAGTCCAAGCGGACGGATCTACCCGAAGACACATACTGTCAACTGCCCAAAAAGCCCAGTAAATCGAAGGAAGAATAATGCCTAACAAAACCTATATTTTCGGACAGGATGTCAGCACTGAGTGGATGGTCCATGTCACGACGGTTGACGAGAAGACTAGGCAGCGATATGACTACTACGCATTTTTCGAAGATCGTGCTAGGGCCGATACCTACGTCAAGGGCCTGGTCTGCATGATGTCTTCGCGGAATGTGGTCGTCCGAATGATCAAAGTAGAGTGTTTCGAAGAGCTGGATGCTCTTCGTATTTTCTGAAAAGGAGACCCAAATGTTCACCGTACAGATTGAATACGGAATGGGCAAGTACGCCCCTTTCGAGTCATGCGAAGGTTTCGAAACAATGGACGAAGCATACGAGTACGCAACGGAGTCTCTCAATGAGGCTGCCGCGGTTATTCGTGAGGGTGCGATCGCGGACAACGCCATTATTCGAATCTGGCGCGAGGACAAGACTGGCAAGCTGATCAACTCTTGCGAGAGGGGATGCTGATATGGAAACTGTACCGTACATATTGGTATTCCGAAGGTACTACAAAGAGGAGCTTCGTCATGAGGAGAGGCATCTCTTTAGTAGCCTGAGGGATTTGTACGCTCATGCGGCATGGTTGATTGGAGATAGCGATCAATACGCTATCCACACTCGCTATGATATTCGGGTTGAGCTTGCTGAAATCGACCCGATACCACCTGCTGCATGATGATTTGTGGGGCGGGGGATCGCCTAAAAACGGTCCCTCGCTCTGCAGATACTACTTGGATTCTCATTTTTTGCCCTGTCGAGATGGGACAAGGTGTCCCGAAGTGGCCCGCTTCTGTCCCACTTTGTCCCATTTTTGTGGGCCAAAATAGCTCATTACCCACTAGAAAACGGGCCTCATTACCCACTAGAGAGGGGTCTCATTACCCACTATGAGGGGCATTTTTGGGACAGTGGCCCACTTTTTTGGCCCAGTGGGCCACTTTTGGCCCACCTCTAGTGGGTAACGTTTGCCGCGGAATATCAACGAAAAGTCGCTGCTGTCCCATTTGGCCCACTTATTTTTCTATTAAATTAAATTAAATTAAAATTAAATATATATAATAAGAGCCCCGGGACAGTGGGCCAAACGGGACACCTGCAATTTTCATGCAATTTCTAGCCCAAAATCCTAGTGGGTAACGAACCCATACAAAAACTTTTTGCATAATGGATAGAAGGGGGCCCCATTAGCCCCTTACCCACTGTCCTTACCCACTGGGGCTTTACCATTTCTTTACCTTTGCGAAAGGAGCAAACATGACTGCAAAGGAAAGTGCATACCAGCGAGACCTGATCAAAAAACTGTCTCGTCTCCTACCGGGATGTCTAATTCTGAAGAACGATCCAAATTACCTCCAGGGTGTTCCGGATCTTACAATTCTTCATGGCGACATGTGGGCGATGCTTGAAGTCAAGGCATCGGACAAGGCGCCGGTTCAACCTAACCAGAGATATTATGTCAACCGTCTTATGATGATGGGGTACGCTCGCTTCATCTATCCGGAGAATGAGAAAGACATCTTCGACGAACTCCAGACATATTTCGGGGTGGGAAAGTGCGATTCCTGAACCACTTCGATCTCGAGGGTAAACATGCCTTTCTCGGAGCGAGTAAAAATTCTTGGCTTCGGTACGATGATGATAAGGTTCTGAAGACATATCGTAATGCTCGCGCAGCTGCAATTGGAACACAACTCCATGCGATTGCTGCTGAGCATATTCGTTTAGGCCTTCCCTTCGGCGATACTACTGACACTGTCGGTATGTTCGTCAACGACGCGATCCGATATTCAATGGTCCCCGAGCAAGTGCTATATTTCAGTCCGTATGCTTTTGGCACTGCGGACGCCATCTCTTTCGATCCGGAAAAAGAGCTTCTGCGAATTCACGATCTCAAGACTGGGCGAGGCCCGACCAAGTTCGAACAGCTTGAGATTTACGCTTCACTGTTTTGCTTGGAGTATAATATCTCCCCTACGATAAACATGCAGCTTCGTATTTACCAAAACGGTGAAGTTAGAACACACACACCCGACACAGATGATATTCGGGAAATCATGCGACGTATCGTCCATTTCTCGGATATTCTAAACTTGGAGGACCAGTGCTGAATGTAAATACCCCCACCCCTGAAGAATCAGATAATACTCTGGCTCACTACGGTATTCTGCGCAAGTCGGGTCGCTACCCGTGGGGATCTGGTAAGGATCCTTATCAGCGCTCCCTCGATTTTCAAGGATTCGTGAAGGGCCTCGAGTCTAAGGGTATGAGCGAAGCTGAGATTGCACGCGGTCTCGGTATGACAACGACAGAGCTCCGAGCAACCAAGTCGATCGCCAAGCGTGAACGACAGGCAGTCGAAATCGCAATGGTGCGCAAGCTCGATGCGAAGAACATGTCCCAGGCTGCTATCGCTGATCGTCTTGGTATTTCCTCCAGCACGGTGCGAAACTATCTGAAGGAAGACGCCGGACGAACTGCGAGCAAGATCGAAGGTACCGCGGATATTCTGAAGCGGGAGGTCGACAAGCACAAGTATATTGATATTGGTTTGGGCACCGAGGTGACGCTCGGTACCACAGCCACATCTTTGAAGCTTGCGGCCTCTACTCTCGAAGCCCAGGGATACAAGGTCGAAGATGTCAAAATTCGACAGCTCGGGACTGATAATTACACGAGCACTCGTGTTCTTGTGTCCCCGGGTACTGAACGACGCGAAGTGATGGCAAATCTTGACAAGATTCACGTGGTCGGCGTCCGAACCGATCCCGCCGGCAATAAACTGGCCCTCAAACCCCCTGCGCCCCTCGACTCAAAGCGAGTCACCATCCGATACGCGGAGGATGGGGGTGCCAACATGGACGGCGTCATCGAAATTCGGCGCGGTCTCAAGGACCTCAACCTCGGCAAGTCGAACTACGCCCAGGTACGCATTTCCGTTGATGGGACACACTACCTGAAGGGTATGGCGATATATTCTGACGACCTCCCGGCCGGAAAGGATATTCGGTTCAACACTAACAAGTCCAAGAAGGTCCCCATGATTTCTGACGGGGACTCTGTCCTGAAACCGATGAAGAAAGATCCGGATAACCCGTTCGGTGCGACCATTCGGCGCCAGATGGAATATTTGGACAAGGACGGTAAGAAGAAGCTGTCCCCGGTCAATCTCGTGAATGAGGAGGGCTCTTGGGGAGACTGGTCGAAGACATTGTCGGCCCAGTTCCTCTCGAAACAGAACCTCTCTTTCGCGAAACAGCAGCTGGATATTTCAACCGACCAGAAGAAAAAGATGTTCGAGGATATCATGTCCTTGACAAATCCCGTTCTTCGTAAGAAATCCCTCCAGGAGTTCGCAGACTCGTGTGATACGACTGCGGTAAACCTTAAAGCTGCTGCTGTCCCCGGCCAGGCCTTCCAGGTTATTTTGCCAGTGCCGAAGTTGAAGCCCACAGAAGTGTATGCGCCCAACTTCAAGAATGGCTCGACCGTAGCTCTCGTGCGATACCCACATGGTGGGACATTCGAGATTCCTATATTGACCGTAAATAATGGTCATAAGGAGTCTAAGCGCACTATTGGTGAAATGGCGGCCGATGCTATCGGAATTCACCCAAAGGTCGCTCAGCGGCTTTCTGGGGCTGATTTCGACGGTGATACGGTCATGGTTATTCCCGTGACTCCAAAGTCTCGTATTCGATCCACCTCTCCGTTGAAGGGGCTCGAAGGTTTCGACCCGTCCGCCGCATATCCAGGATATCCTGGAATGAAGGTCATGGCGGAGGCCACGAAACAACGAGAGATGGGCAAGATCTCGAATCTTATCACGGACATGACCATTAAGGGAGCCACGGATGCCGAGCTCGCAAGGGCCGTCCGTCACTCCATGGTGGTTATTGACGCGGTCAAGCACAAGCTTGATTTTAAGACTTCCGAGATCGATAATAATATTTCTGGACTCAAGAAGAAATATCAGGGAGATGACAGTGTCGCGACTCTTATTTCTCGTTCGAATGCGGACGTCCGTATTCCAAAGAGAAAGCTCCGCTCTGCAGCAAAGGGTGGGTCGATCGATCCTGTCACAGGTCGAAGGATATTTGAAGAGACCGGCGAGACATACTCCATTACCAAGGAGTTCAAGACCAAGGCGCCTCGCATTGATATTATCACGCGTACCCAAAAGGTCCCGCGTATGGATCTGGTCGACGACGCCAGGAAACTTTCATCGGGCACCCCAATGGAGGAACTGTATGCCGCATATTCTAACGGCATGAAGTCCCTTGCTAATAGGGCACGACGGGAGATTCTTGACACCCCCACCCTGAAACGAGACCCCAGTATGGCTAAGGAGTACTCGAGTGAAGTAGCATCTCTGAAAGAGAAGGTCCGTACGGCCCTCACTAATGCACCCCGGGAACGCCAGGCCCAACTGATTGCCGGGGGTGTTGTTCGGCTGAAGGTCGAGGAGAATCCAGACATGAAGAAGAAGGAACGAACCCGCATCGAAGCACAGGCCCTCAAGGCAGCTCGTGCTCGAACTGCCGCGTCCCGCAAAGAGGTTCAATTCGACATCACCGACAACGAATGGAAAGCCATCATGAATGGTGCGGTCAGCAATGCCATGATGGAATCCATTGCTAGGTATGCGGACCCACAGAGGTTGAACGAGCTAGCGATGCCCAAAGAAAAGCCAGTCCTTTCAACCAGCACAATTGCTCGCGCTCGTGCCATGGCTCGTAATGGCGCAACTACATCGGAGATTGCGGAGATGCTTGGTATCTCAACAGCCTCTGTGCGAGAAGCTGTGAGAGGTTGATAGACGATGACAACTCGTTACCTGACAACAACGGACAATCCTTATGATCCCAAGACTGAGTTCGATCTGTGGTTCGCTTTCGACATGAACAATGGTTACAACTCATGCGCCCTCCTGGATCGTGTGTGTCAAACCAGTTCGAACCTAAGTGATGCACTGATTGCTGATGATGTAAACGAAGCAATTGATTGGATCATTGCTTGGGATACAACAGGATTACGTACATTCGTCGAACGATGAATGCTTCGATGGATCGCAAGCCGGCGGATGATCGGTGCCCATCCTTCAACACCCCGGGGGCGGGTAGCGCGATTACCACCCCCACCCCAAATCGCGCCCCTCCTCGATTTACCCCCGGAGGGATATTTCGAGATGGGTTTTAGCCTACACGGCCTGGTTCTCTTATAAGCCGGTCTTTCACGCTCCTTTCAACCGGCGGTCGTGTAGGTTAAAACTCGTCTCGAACATACCAAAAGAGGAGCATGTATGGCTAAAACGAGGCGAAAACCACCTGCCAGTCCAGAAGAAGCGGAGCGATTGGCCATCGCAGGCGCAATGGATCTTGCCGCACAGCAGATTATGGACGGTACAGCGTCTAATTCTGTGATCCTTCACTTCCTTAAACTCGGAGGAAGCAGGGAAAGACTGGAACAAGAGCGCATTAAGGCCGACACGATGCTTGCACAGGCTAAAGTTTCGGCCCTTGAGTCAGCAGCCAGAACTGAAGAGCTCGTTTCTGAGGCTCTGGATGCCTTCAGGCTATATTCTGGGGACTCTGATGCGCAGCTATAACGAATTAGCCACGCTAGAGACCTTCGAAGAGCGATTAAACTATCTTTCCTTGAATGGAGAGTTCTTCGACGAGACGTTCGGCGGCTCTAGATGGATGAATCAGGATTTTTACAGGTCTGATGTCTGGAGAAAGGCTCGAACAGAGACGATCGCTAGGGATCTGGGCTGTGATCTAGGTATAGAGGGATATGAGATCTACGATGGTATTGTAGTACATCATATAAATCCTCTGACGCCCAGACAGTGCTCTGACGCTGATCCATGCATGTGGGATCTAAACAATCTCATCTGCGTGTCTAGAGACACACATAATGCTATTCACTACGGAACGTCTCCTTTGGCCTTGGTTGACTTCGAACCTAGGTCTCCGGGAGACACGACATTATGGGGGAGGAGGCTCTCGTGACCATTCTAGAAGAAACAAAGAGATACCTTAACATCGAGAATGAAGACACGGACTTCGATCTCGAGCTAACAGACGCTATTGAGAACTCCCTCGCATCAGCTACGCAGTTGACAGAGGACCCATCTCTTCCTCAATCCGCGTCAGACGACTATCCAACCGCGGTACTCGGCAGAATGCTGCGACAGTACGTCAATTACTCTGTCAAGCTAGCGTTCGATCCACCGGCCACATCATTCACGGTTGAGGCCATCAAGCAACTAAGGAGTGAGATCGAGTGGAGACTCACAATTCAGAGGAACTAGCACATTACGGCGTCCTTGGCATGAAGTGGGGTGTTCGAAAGGAACCCGACAACAACACTGGCACCTCACTTAAGTCTAAGGAAGAGAAGCTGAAGATCACCGAGGAACGCGCAGCCGCGGAAAAGGCGAAGGCGGACGCAAAAGCAGCTAAGAAGGCAGCTAAGAAGTCCGGAAGCGGAGCGAAGTCTGGAGGCGGAAAGAAGTCTGGAAGCGGAGGCGGAAAGAAGTCTGGAAGTTCGGAGGCTGAAAAGGCTCAAAAGAAGGCTGAGGCAGCCCGTAAGAAGGCTGAAGCAGCTCGTAAGAAGATTGAGAACCAGAAGCTTCGAGAAGCTAAGAAAGCCGAACAGGCTGAAAAGAAGAAGCAAAGGGACGCGGAGAAAGCTCGAAAGAAACAAGAGCAAGAAGCAAAGAAGCACGAGCGCGAAGAGAAGAAGAAGGCTAAGGAAGCGGAAAAGCAAGCTAAGCTTGAGAAGTATGCGGCCACGCCAAAGGGCGGCCTTACTCGAGACCAGAGGAAGATGCTTCCTAAGAATCTGACTACTACAGATCTCATCGAACAGAATAAGCGTCTCCAGCTCGAGAAGACCAATTCCGAACTGAAGGCTAAGCTCGCAGAGTATGAGAAGGCAAACCGATCTCAGTTTGCGAAGCTTGCTGACACATTTATGAGCGAGGCCAGCTCGAATCTGACCAAATACGCGGCTAAGAAGGCGACCGATATGCTAATCGGTGCCATTGATTCCAATCTTTCGGTCGGCAGTATCAAGAGCCTCGCGAAGGAAGCTGATCGGGCTACGGGTCTTTCAGAAATTATAAAGAAGGATAAGAAGTAGTGACGCTTTCTAATACGGCCACACCTAAATACTATGGTGAATTCCGAGATAAAGTCCTAGCCGGAGAAATCCCAGTCTCTCGAACCATTGAAATGGAGATGAACCGTATTGATGATCTTATTGCCAATCCACGTTACTATTACGACGACCAGGCGATCGAGGGTTTCATCGCGTTTTGCAACAACGAGATGACGTTGACGGATGGCGCAGACCTGAAGCTGCTTGATAGTTTTAAACTATGGGCCGAAAGTCTGCTGTCTTGGTTTTATTTCGAACGAGTTACTAAATTCATACCCGATGAGAACGGGCATGAAGGTAGATACGTTCAAGTAGACGAAAAGAGAAGGCTTGTAAATAAGCAATATCTTATCGTCGCTCGAGGTGCCGCCAAATCGATGTACATGGCGTTTATCCATGCATATTTTCTTACGATCGATACAGCGACTACTCATCAAATCGCGACAGCACCAACGATGCCGCAGGCTGAAGAAACGCTTAGTCCTTTCAAGACTGCTATCACGCGGTCCAGAGGGCCTCTGTTTAAGTTTCTGACCGCCGGTAGCGTGCATTCAACAACGGGTGGTAATCGAAACAAGGCTCTCTTGACACCTACAAAGCGAGGAATCGAGAATTTCTCTACCAAGTCGCTGCTCGAGGTTCGCCCCATGAATGTCGATAAGCTTCAGGGTCTGCGAACTAAAGTAAACACCGTTGACGAATGGCTCTCCGGAGACGTTCGACAGGATGTCATCTCGGCTCTAGAGCAAGGCGCATCCAAACTCAACGACTGGGTGATCCTTGCGGTCTCGTCGGAAGGTACCGTTCGAAACGGTATCGGCGATTCGATCAAAATGGAGCTACTTAGCATCCTAAAGGGGGACTACTACGATCCTCACACTTCCATCTGGTACTACAGGCTAGACGAAGTGGAAGAAGTAGCCGACCCTAACATGTGGATTAAGGCGCAGCCGAACATCGGTAAGACCGTATCATACGATACTTACCAGCGAGACGTCGCTCGAGCTGAGAATGTACCCTCAGCCCGTAACGACATCCTGGCTAAGCGGTTCGGAATTCCCATGGAGGGCTACACGTACTTCTTCACATACGAAGAGACGATCCCCCACCAGAAGCGAGAGTACTGGCAGATGCCCTGCGCAATGGGCGCTGACCTTTCACAGGGTGATGACTTTTGCGCTTTCACCTTTTTGTTTCCTCTGGGTGATGGTACATTCGGCATAAAGACCCGAGCGTACATTACGACTCGAACGTTCGACAAACTTCCGGCCGCTGGAAGAGTCAAATACGAATCGTTCGTTAGGGAAGGGTCTCTCCAAGTTATGGACGGGACAATTCTCGACATGATCGAGGTCTATAACGATTTGGATGATTTTATTCTCAGGTCTGAATTCGACATTCGAGCATTTGGGTATGACCCGTACAACGCGCGCGAGTTCGTTGAACGATGGGTGACTGAAAACGGACCCTACGGTGTCCATAAGGTCATTCAGGGCGCCAGGACGGAATCAGTTCCGCTTGGTGAGCTTAAGAAACTATCTACGGATAGACACCTACTCTTCGACCAGGAATTAATGTCCTGGGCGATGGGTAACACAATCACAATTGAAGATACAAACGGCAACCGAAAGATTCTTAAGAAACGAATGGATCTTAAGATCGATAGCGTCGCAGCATTGATGGACGCTTGGGTTGCTTATAAACAACAGCTAGACGACTTCGCGTAAGAGAGGAGGTCATATGGGTATCCGATCGAGACTTGCGAAAGCCTGGAATGTGTTCACTAACAACGACTCTCGTTCGTTGATTACTCGGACATCTAGTGAATACAGGCCCAGGTATCGTTCTGGCGGAAGTGTTAACCTAGTCCAAACGCTTTACAACAAGATTGCATTGGATGTCGCCAACACTCCTATCCGCCATGTCCGTGTCGATCAAAATGGCAGGTATGATTCAGAACAGCCATCCAAGCTAAACGAATGTCTTTCGCTCATGGCTAACGTAGATCAAACATCCAACAGTCTGATCTACGAACTCGTATACACGATGCTGGAATACGGGTCTGCGGTTCTGGTACCAGTCGATACAGACATTGAGCTTAACGAAGACGGCTCGTTTGACGTCCTTTCGATGCGCGTAGGTCGTGTTGTGAACTGGTATACAGATGCAGTCGATGTAGATGTCTATAACGACCGCACTGGAACCCGAGAAACGATAAACGTCTCTAAGAATTCTGTCTGTGTTGTGCATTCACCGCTCTATGACGTCACTGCGACAAACGGCTCATTGGCGCAGCGACTCGCGCGAAAGCTCGACGCACTAGACGCTATCGACAATAGTGCTCTAGGCAAGAAACTGGATCTTATCATCCAGCTTCCGTACTCAGTTCGAGGTGAACTTAGACAACAGCAGGCAGAGAGCCGACGCGAGGCCATTGAATCGCAACTTCGAAACTCTGAGATCGGCGTAGCATACGTCGACGGAGCAGAGAAGATCACTCAGTTGAACCGTCCGGTGGAGAACAACCTACTAGATCAGGTTAAGTATCTGACGGAGCAACTCTACAATGCTCTTGGGTTCACTGAGAGCGTATTCAATGGCACCGCGGATGCGGAGACTAACCTGTCCTACTACAATAGGACGGTCCGACCGATCTTGGACAGCATCACCAAGTCGGCCACCATGGTCTTTCTTACTAGGACTGCGCGCACGCAGGGTCAGCGTATCATCTATGTTCGCGATCCCTTCGCGTCAGTATCCCTAGACTCAGTCGCATCCATGGCGCAAACGTTCATCACCAACCTTGTGATGACACCTAACGAGATTCGATCTATTATTGGTCTGCCTCAAGCCACAGATCCTAAGGCAGATCAGTTGGCGAATCCGTACACCAGTTCCGCAAATGCGGAAACCAAACAGGAGGTTCAAAATGACAGTGTCGATGGATCTTGACACTACCAAGGCCGACTTTTCCGGCTGGGCCACTGTTGCCGGCGTTAAGTGTAGTGATGGTCGGGTCATCGGCCATGATGCATTCTCGCAAAACGACGGGGCCGTTGTGCCTCTTGTTTGGCAGCATGGCCACGGCGAAGTTACAAACGTCCTCGGACACGCAATGCTCGAGAACCGGGGTAATGGCGTCTACGCCTACGGCTTCTTTAATGGAAGCCAGCAGGCTGAACACGCACGTGAACTGATTGAACACGGCGACATTAACGCTATGTCGATCTTTGCAAATCAGCTTCGGCAGCGTGGGTCTACGGTTGAGCACGGTAACATCGTTGAGGTGTCCCTCGTGCTTAGGGGCGCCAACCCCGGTGCGACTATCGAGAATGTTGCTGTCGCTCATAGCGATGATTCCGGATACTCTGCCGTAATTCGCATTAGTGAAGACGACGCGACGCACGAAGACTTCGACGGCGGCGAAGAAGAAGCTACCGACGAAGAAGATTCCTCTCCCGAGGGGGATCGTACCCTTGGTGAGATTCTTTCTACTCTCACCGAGGAGCAGAAGGAGGCGGTCAATTATCTGATTGCCGCCACAATCGACATGGAATTGGAGGAGTCTGAAGAAGACTCTGAAGAAACCGACGAAGAAACCGACGAAGAGGAAAACATGAAGCACAACATCTTCGAGGGTGGCGACAAGCCCGCCCAGAACACACTGTCCCACTCGGACTTTGCAGCCATTGTCGAGCGCGCAAAGACGAATGGCACCACCCTGTCCGAGGAACTGCGTCACACAGACCATGGTATCGAGAACATCGGGTACCTGTTCCCCGACGCCAAGTCTATCACTGACGAGCCGATCACTCTTGATCGCGACCAGTCTTGGGTCTCCGTTGTCATGAACGGCACCAAGCACTCCCCGTTCGCCAGGATCAAGTCTGTCTTCGCGGATATCCGCGATGATAAGGCCCGTGCTAAGGGTTACGCGAAGAAGGCAATGAAGAAGACCGACGAGGTCATCAAGCTGCTGATGCGTACGACGGTCCCTACGACCATCTACAAGAAGCAGCGTCTGGATCGCGACGACATCGTCGACATTACCGACATGAATGTCGTTTCTTGGCTCAAGAACGAGATGAAGGGTAAGCTCAACGAGGAAATTGCGCGTGCGATCCTCATCGGTGATGGGCGTACCGAGTCGGATCCGGACAAGGTCAACGAAGAGTCGATTCGCCCCATCATCGAAGAGAATGAGCTATACGCGATCCACAAGGTCCTCGAGCACAGTACGACCGATGAGACTCTGGTCGACGACATCGTCCTGGCGTCTGCAGACCTCGAGGGTTCCGGCTCCCCGACGCTGTTCATCGACAAGAAGCGCCTCGTTTCGCTCCTTCTGCTGAAGGACAAGAACGGTCGTCGCATCTACGAGACTGAGGCTTCCCTTGCCGCCGCTATGGGCGTCTCGAAGATCGTCACTGTCCCGCAGATGAACGGCTTTGAGCACCAGGTTAAGAGCGTCGACACCGAGCTGCTGGCTATCGTCGTGGATCTCCGAGATTACACGATTGGCTCTAACGCCGGTGCTGAGCTGGGTATGGCCGAGACGTTTGATCTCGACTTCAACCAGTACAAGTACCTCATGGAGACCCGTCTGTCGGGCTCCCTGACCGCTCCCTACTCCGCTCTCACGATCTCTCGCAAGAAGGCGTGACGGTATGTCGAAGTTTAGCGGCAAGCTAGGCTTCGTAACTACGGTGGAGACGGAGGAAGGCGTTTACCTAGAAGAACGAAAAGAAGTACCGGCAAAGGGGTTCCTCCGCAGGATCTTCAATCGGTACAACAATTCGGACTCGGTGAATACCAACCTCCGACTCTCCAACGAAGTTAGCGTAATTGCGACTCCGTGGATGAACAACAATCTCATGGACCTTCGATACGTTGTATGGAAAGGTTCAAAATGGGAGGTACAATCGGTATCCGTTGAGCCGCCGAGGGTTACGATACAGCTAGGAGGTCTTTATGCGCACGTATAAAGATCTCCTACACTTGCTTAGAAAAGCGGTAGCCCATAATAGGGTATACTTTCAGCCGCCCGAAAATCTAAAATTAGATTATCCTGCGGTAATATTTCATCTAAGCAAAAACAAGTCAGACCACGCATCTGATCGACGCTACAAGGATAATCAAGAGTACACAGTTACTCTAATCACTAAGGATCCTCAGCCTGACGTCCTAGATGCGATTCTGGACATCCCTTATACAACACTGGACACGTCATACCAATCGGATGGTATGAATCACTTTGTGTTCACCACATATCTTTAAGGAGAAAACCATGGCCCAGCTCATTTGGGACGAAGAAGGTAAGCATATCTATTCGACAGGTGTGTCGAAGGGCGTTCTTTACCCCTTTGACATTAGGCAGAACCGGTATGGTTCTGGCGTCGCTTGGAACGGCCTTAAGTCCGTTTCTGAGAGCCCGGAAGGCGCCGAATCGTCGGACATCTACGCCGACAACATGAAGTACCTGACCCTGATCTCTGCCGAGAACCTGAAGTTCACAATCGAAGCCTATACCTACCCCGATGAGTTCGCAGTGTGCGACGGCACCGCTGCGCTCGTTGCGGGTATCAACATTGGTCAGCAGCCTCGAACGCGTTTTGCATTCAGCTACTGCACAAAGATCGGAAACGATACGAAGGGCGACCAATATGGTGAGCTTCTTCATATCATTTACGGCGCTATGGCGGCACCGTCTGAGAAGGCGTACAACACCATCTCGGATTCCCCCGAGGCAATCACGTTCTCGTGGGAATGCTCCACGACTCCGATCAATGTTTCGGGCTTCCAGCCCACCGCGCTGATCACGGTCGACTCCACGAAGCTCGAGGCTGCAAAGTACAAGAAGATCACTGACAAGCTGTACGGCGTCACTGGCACGCCTACGCTAGTTACGCCTGACGAGATTAAGGCCCTCGTTACGGCGTGATCACGTTAACGCTTGAACTCCCCGGGGAAGAGCGGTTCGACGAAGAGTCATCTACGTTTGTAACCATGCCTTCGTGCACTTTGCATTTAACGCACTCGCTGGCAGCCGTGAGTAAGTGGGAATCTGTCTATAAACGTTCGTTTCTAGACAATCCTCCTGCTACACCGGAAGAAACAGTGTATTATGTAGAATGTATGTCGGAGGAGCCTCTCCCCGGGGATTTCACGCGACGACTTGACAGAGCGCTTCAGGTCAAAATAGCAGACTATATTGCCGATGGGGCTTCCGCAACTAATCTACTGTCTCCCCCGCCTCACGGCGGCCCTAAAGATTCCATGACCAGTGAATTGATCTACTGGTACATGTCACAATTCAACATCCCATACGAATGTGATAAATGGAATTTGAACAGGTTGCTGACCTTGATAAAGCTCAGTGCGGCAAAACAAGGCGGCAATAACGTAAACTCAAAGGCTTCGGCCGCTCAGCGCGCTGCTCTAAATAGGGCCCGCCGGGCCAAATACAACTCAAGAGGATAACCATGGACTACTCAAATCTTATCGCTGATAAGCAGTACATTATTAACCGGTCGCATGCCAGTGGTCGTGAAGGTCATGATATTGAGTTCATTGTCCTTCATCACAACGCGGGAGTCCGACAGTCCACTGAGACCGTCGGAAACTTCTGGGAGGGCTCCGGAACATCGGCGCACTACCAGGTTGAGGCTGACGGTACTATTGGTCAGCTCGTGCACGATTATGATACCGCGTATCATGCCGGTATCTGGGAAGCGAACACCAAGTCTATCGGTATCGAGCACGCGAACATCACGGGCCCCAATGATGCCACACCTTGGGACATCTCCGACGCCACGCTGAAGTACGGTGGATATCTCACCGGTGCACTTTGCTATGGCTACGGCCTTGGCGCGCCCACATGGGGCTGGAATGTGTTCCCACATTCGGACTTCTCCTCGACGGCTTGCCCATTCCAGCTCCGAGACAAGTACCGCGATGATTACATGGGCTACGCGGTTGAGATGTACAACCGCCTCTCCGGTGGTGAGGTCGCTCCTGCGTATGCTCCACCCGCGCCCACCACTGTGGACCGTCGAGAACAGCTCGCCAAGGTCCTGCACTGCTCTGCAGATGCTTCCGACCTTAACCTTCGAGCGCTTGTCCTCGTCTCCGCATCTGATTGGGGCGGCAACAACTTCCCGTGTGGGATCGAGTTCGCGCAGGATGTTGTAGGGACCGAGGTTGACGGTATCTGGGGCGAAAACTCGGAAGAGGCTCATGACGAAACTGTTGCCGAGGTCCAGAGGATCCTTGGAGTCACGGTCGATGGTGTCGTCGGTCCGATCACAGCAACTGAACTCACCCGCGTGATCAACAACTAACAGAAAGGAGGGCCGTCATGATTGAGATGAGTTTCAAAGGAGACTTCGAAACGTCAAAATGGCTGCAAAGAGTAAAAGATCAGAATCTTAGGTCTGTACTCAGTGACGCAGCTTCTCGTGGTTTGGCGGCCCTCCAATCTGCGACACCAGAAAAGACCGGAAAAACCGCCCGGTCCTGGGACTATAAGATTGTAAAAACCAAACGAGGCATTAAGATCGTCTGGTATAACACTCACGTTGTCAACGGAGTGCCTATTGCCATCATCCTGCAATACGGGCATGGAACTAGGCAAGGCGGATACGTTCAGGGGCGAGATTACATTAACCCCGCTATGCGCCCAATCTTCAACGAGATCGATGAAATGGTGAGAAAGGCACTCGAGTAACATGGCAAAGTCTATCGAAAACAAGGTCGTCAGTCTAGAGCTCGACGACTCTAAGTTCTCCCCCAAGGTCGAAGGTGTTCTTAAGAACGTCGGTCGACTCAAGGATGGTATGAACTTCAAGACCGCCAATACGGGTCTTGACAACATTACCCCGGCCGCTCAGAGTGCTGCTAAGGGCATGAACGGCCTCGCCAATAGCGTCAAGAACGTCAATACTACGGTATCGACAACGTCGACTAGTGCTGCTACGGCTACGTCTTCTGTTGGCGCCGTTGCCAAGCAAACTTCGACCAACTTTACCATGCTCGGTGGAGCCGCTTCAGTCGCGCTAGGCAACATCGCCGCCAAGGCGATCACCGCTGGCGGCTCGATGCTCAGCTCCTTCGCGTTCGGACCTATCCTTGACGGTTTCCGGGAGTACGAGAACCAGCTCAATGCAGTCCAGACCATTCAGGCGAATACGTTCTCTAAGGGTGAGACGATCGCTACTATTAATGCAGCCCTTGACGAGCTTAACCAATACGCTGACAAGACGATCTATTCGTTTAGCGAAATGACCAAGAATATTGGTATGTTCACCTCGGCTGGCGTGGGTCTGAAGGAATCAGTGTCCTCGATTAAAGGCCTTTCTAACGTGGCCGCTATGTCTGGTGCATCTTCGGCCCAGGCGGCGACGGCTATGTACCAGCTTTCGCAGGCTCTGTCCACCGGCGTGGTCAAGCTCCAGGACTGGAACTCAATTGTCAATGCCGGTATGGGCGGCGAACAATTCCAGGAGTCGCTCAAGCGCACCGCTCGTACGTACGGCGTCGAGGTTGATGCGATGATCGAAAAGGCAGGTTCTTTCAGGACCTCGCTTGCCCAAAACTGGCTGACGTCCGATATCATGATCGAGACTCTTGCTCAGTATACTGGAGACCTGTCCAAGGAACAGCTTCTGAACGCCGGCTACACCGAAGAGCAGACTGAAGAAATCATGAAGCTCGCAGAGACTGCGAATGACGCAGCCACGAAGGTTAAGACTTTCGCGCAGCTCATGGACACAACTGCGGAAGCATTGGGTTCCGGCTGGGCTGCTTTGTTCAGGACTTTCTTCGGCGATTTCGAGCGGGCCAGATACCTTTGGACTGCTGTTGGAGATACTGTTAACGGGGTCATTGGGTCGTTCTTCGACGCTGTGCAAGGCATTCTCGACAGATGGGACGAGCTTGGGGGATGGTACGAGTGGTGGTATGCACTTCTCGATCTCTGGAAGACGATGTCAAGGCCGATCTATGCGATCGGGAACGCCCTAAAGGACGTGTTCTCTGGCGATGCCGGGAAGGTGCTCTTCGAATTTTCAAAGTACCTGCATCACGAAATCGCCAACTGGCTCGTCATGACCAACAGCATGGCTACCGACTTGGGGCTTGTCTTCAAAATGGTAGCCCAGCTGCTTAAGCCAGTCGTGTCAGCTCTTATCACTTTTGGGGCTGCTGTGGGTCAGGTGGCAGTGGCGGCCGGCAAGATTGGGTTGATTCTTCTCGGGGCTATTGTTAAGCCGCTCCTGCGAATTGGCGCTAAGGTGTCTGAGATTGTTACCGTGTTTGCTGACTGGTTTAGCAAACTGACCGGCGGAATCGATGTTCTTTCGACTCTTGGAACAATCCTAGATACGATCGTAGGGTGGGTTCAGGCGCTTGTTGACTGGTTTACTGAACTAGCCAGCCTCGCGATCACTCCGTTCTTTAATGGAATTCGAGTGGTTATCGAAGCGCTGCTACCGCCCATCGCTGAATTCCTTGGCGTTCTAAAAGACTCAATTAAGTCGGTGTTCGGGCCGGTCTCAGATAGCATCTCGAAGCTGGGATTCTCTTTCAAGGACTTCCTGAAGAGCTCTACGTCTCCGTTTGGAAAGATGACCCGGGCAGTCACCGACTGGGGTATCTCCTTCTATAAAACAATGGAAGGGATCGCCCAGTCGATTGGTCCGGAGTGGTCTTCGAAGGTAAAGAAGTTCAGTGATAGCGTCAAGCCTCTCGCCGAAGCATTCGGTAAGAACTTGGCAGCTACATTCGACAATGCCGCTAAGGCTGTTAGCAGTTTCTGGAGTAATTCCAAGCCGGGTCTTTTGCTGGCTTGGGACCGCTCTGCAAAGATTGCATCTGATACATTTAAGACCCTTGCTGAGCGAGTGAGCGCAATCAAGGACGCAGTTAAGGATGCGTTCGGAGGCCAACTATCGGCTATCAAGTCATTTGGGAGCACAATCGCAAGTTCTCTGAATAGCTTCATTTACAGCTTCGACGGAAGCAAGCTCTTTGCAAACCTGGGAGCAGGGTTCAAAGAAATGATGAACTCGTTCGGTCCGTTCGGAAAGTTCATCAACGCAACCATCGACGCGATCGCTAAGATCGGGAGCGCTATTGCGAATCTGACCGATAAGATTTTTGGAGGGGCGTCTTCTTCGGGGTCATTCCTAACGGGAATCTTTGGTAAGCTGGCTACGGCCGTCCATAATACATATGATACTTTCGGCTTTCTCGGAACTATCGTGTTGACGCTGACGAACGCTATGTTCACTTTCGCGGCGGCATGTACGACGGCTCTCGGCAATCTGGTGTCTGGTCTGTTTAACGGTATCGCGGCAATTAAAGAATTTGCCGCGAATTCGACCGCGTTTGCGTCCTTTAAGGAAAACATCGGAAGCGCCCTTAACAGTACGGGCAAAATGATCCAAAATTTCTGGAACGGACTCGGGGATTCACTTCAGAACCTCTCGCTGTCCGATCTGCTAAGTGGTGCTCTCCTCGGAGGAGGCCTGGGTATGGGGTTCAAAACGCTCCAGAATCTCCTTGGCGGATTCCAGAATCTGACAGATTCTGCAAACGGGCTCATGGGTAAAATCGGAGGAGTGTTTAGTGAACTACAGAAGTCGCTTAGCGCTCTGACCGAGGCTGTCAAGGCTAAGTCTCTCCGTGATATTGCTGTCTCGGTTGGTATCTTGGCGGCGTCCCTGTTCGTCTTGGCAATGCTTCCTGCGGAGCAACTCATTCAGGGTGCAATCGCCATTGGTGTACTGGCTAAAATTCTAACTACTAGCCTGTCCACCTTGGCGGGAGTCAAAGTAAACCCCAAGAAGTTCGGCGTCATGCTCATGGCACTAATCGTGTTTAGTGCAGCTATGGTACAGCTGTCTATAGCGGCCCTCATCATGGGGTCTATGGACACCAAGGCACTTCTTCAGGGGATCGTCGCCGTAGGGCTCATGCTCGAGGGCCTGGTACAGTTCGCCAAGCAGCTAGCAAAGAATGAGAAGCAAATGATCTCCGGTGCCGCAACCATCCTTGGTATGGCGCTGGCTATCAACATGCTTATCCTCCCTGTCACTATCCTCGGGGCTCTCCCGACGGCAGTGATTATGCAGGGGCTGGTTGCGGTCGGTCTATTGATGGCCGGCGTAGCAGCGTTCGTATATTCTCTGAACAAGAGTACCTCGTCGTTCGAGAAGTTGGCTGGAGTTGCCGTCATGCTTCTAGGCGTCGCCCATGCGCTGTTGATGATCTCTGCAGTAGTAGTCGCCCTGGGAATGCTTCCAAGAGGAGTAGTGATCCAGGGCCTACTCGGTATGTCTGCGGCTCTAACCGTGTTGGCGGTCGTCGCGACTAAGACACCGCCAACTGCATTGGCTGGGGCATACAGTGTTCTGGCCTTGGCCGTGGCTATGCTAGTAGTCTCAACAGTTCTCCAGAAGATTGGACAAATTCCGTGGGATAACCTCCTAAGTTCAGCTCTCAAAATGGGAGCCGTCTTGGCGGTCCTGGTAATTGCAGCTAGGTATGCGGAGGGTTCGTGGGAAGGTGCCGCAGCCGTCATTTTGATGGCCGTGGCCGTACGAGTTCTCGCAGGCGCTATCGAAGCCATCGCAGCTCTGGATGCCTCGAAGGTGGGTACGGCCTTGCTCGCTATTGCGGGTGGGCTTCTCATTTTCATCGGTGCCGCAGCTCTAGCACCGTTAGTTTCCGCGGGTATCCTCATGCTAACTGCTGCTATTGCAGTTCTCGGAGGGGTTACCCTCGCGATTATCGGTAGCCTGATCCTTCTAGTCATGGTGGTCACCGCTTTCGTTGCGGCTATCAGCATGGCAGGACCTGCGATCGGTGCTGGCATTGTCTCTATCGCGGCTGGTATTGCTGCGGGTGCTACTATTATCGCTGCTGCGGCTCCCGCTATCGAGGCTGCCCTCGTTGGCCTGGCCAATGCGGTGAAGAATGCGGCGCCAGCCCTTGGCGAAGCCCTTAAAGCCCTAGCTAAGGCGCTTGGTCCAGCCCTTGTCGAGTTTATCAAGGTCCTAGGCAAGGGGATTCGGCAACTTGCAGTTGAGGTAATCCGATTCCTCTACGAGCAAGGGCCTCAGTTGACCGGAGCTATCATCACGTTCCTCGCCAATCTACTGGGGCAGCTGGCTGCAAGAATGCCAGAGATTCTCGCCAATCTGCTTATCATACTCGATACAGTGCTATCAGCCATCGATGCATATCTCCCACAGCTTGGGGAGCATCTGCTCAACTGGCTCAATTCGCTAATGGACTTCTTGTTCGAAGCGATACCGACGATTCTACAGTTCGTGATTGACCTGGTTGTCGAGATCGCTAACACACTCGCCGACAACGTTCAGCCAATGGTCGATGCAGGTGTTAACCTCATTACCGCGTGGCTAAATGGCATGGCTAGTATGGCAGCAGGAATTATCGACGCAGCATTCCAGGCATTGATCACATTCATCAATGCGTTCTCAGACGCAATTGATCAACGCGGCCCAGAGTTGAAGACAGCAGTTAACAAGCTAGTTAACAGTATTAAGAACTTCCTATTTGGCGATATTTCTAATATTGCTAATAGCGTCGGCGATAAGGCTGCGTCTATTGGACGCAACATCATCGACGGTATTAAGAACGGCATTAACAACGCCAAGAACAAAGTTCTTAATACGATGAAGAACATTGCTAACAGCTGTCTCGACACTGTCAAGTCCTATCTCGGTATCAAATCTCCGTCGAGAAAGTTTGCCGAGGTCGGTAAGTTCATGATGCTCGGTATGTCGAAAGGCCTCGGGAACACCGAGGATACCGTGTACCGCGACCTTAGGAATATTTCCGAAAAGATCATGGACACTATGGATCTCAATATGGACTACGCCCCTGTGATTAAGCCCACAGTCGACACGTCCGAGATTCAAGGCCTGCGCGACCTAGAGCTGAACGACGTCCACGCTTCAGTGGTAGGTTCGTCGGTTCAAAATGGCAGCCAAATGCAGCAAGAGATCCGAGCACTCCGCGAGGAACTGAAGCGCAACCAGACCCCAACGGTCTTCAACCAGTACAACACATCGCCGAAGGCTCTTGATTTGAACGAAATCTACCGCCAAACCGAGCGCCAGATCGACCGAATGAAAAGGATTTGATTGATCATGCCCATCTCAAAACTGACACTAACTGCGTCGTTAAATAACAGCAAGTTTATTCTCGACTTAAACGTCATTAACAAGGGATGGGTGGCGCAGGTGATCGAAGGCACATTTGGTAGTTCATCTTCTTACTCGTTCACAGACGCCACCATTACGTCTTCCGAAAATTCGCCAATCGATATCAACGTTAGACTGACTCCTACAGTTAGTATACCAGAGTTGTCCTCCAATGAGATTCTATCGTTCCTGAGTTTCATGGTGCCGGGCTCAAAAGTGGAGCTCGAATACGACAATATCCCGTCGCCAACCGTGGTATACACCCGAACCAATTCGAATTCGCCGTACGAACCGTCGGTTAGAGAGTTAAACGTTTCCAGATGGACACAGAATTGCGTTGTCAGGGAAATCAAATACAATTACTCTGAGTCTCCAGCAACTATCGAATTTACAATATCGACGGAAAAACCATACCTAGAAGGTTCTGAACTCACCCTATACCATTTGGCAGACGGGAGAGTACCCTACCAAACTCACTCGGCAATTTTTAATAAGCTGGCGACCTATAACTTCTTGTGGGACCTAGTAACGCTAGTTGCAGTATACCCAGCTGTCTCTGTTGGAAACTACAAGACGATCTCCTACGCTAACTTCCCGTACGTGATAGTTGCTTACTCGAATAACTCATCGAGTCCACTAGAGGTTCATCTCGATACAAACTCTAGCGGCGCTAAAGCTTTCTCGTTTAGACAAGGTGCAAATCCGCAATCGTCATATGCTTATATTACTAATAATCCTGCCGTGGCCACCATCGGATCCTATTCCACCTTATTTTATGAAAACTACACCAAGAGTGGAGCTCTATCAGGTTCATACGGTAGCTACTACAAACTATTGCGCCTAAAGCCGGTGCGAGGAGGGCTCTAAGATGCCTAACGTGGTACAGGTATATAGCAAAAACGCGAACCGATTCGATAACTACCCAGTTTTCGATCTGATCTTAAAGAGCGAATTGAAAAAAGGCTCGTTAACGTTTAGATCAGCGGAGCCTTTTACGAGAAGCGTTGGTTCTCTCGTTTGCGTTTTGTCAGTGAGCCGCGAAGCCTTCATTGTATCGGAAATCGTCACGGATTTTGATGGGATTACGGAAGTAACATGCATATCCGCATGGGAATTCATGGAGCGAAGAACTCTCATGAATTATTTGCGTACCCCCTCTTTCTCGCTACGTGCAGACTTTGATAAGCTTCAGAACTATTTTATTAACTATAGTCGCGCTAGTAAATACGACATAGGAATAGATTTTAGGTTTGCGGCAAATTCGTATAAGGATTATCGGACTGTAACTCTAGACCCGTCTACTTCCATATATGAAGCGGTCTGCAACTCCATTGTAGGGGTGAATGTCTGTCTATCGTCGATTTACACCCCAATCCCGGATTCTAATCGCGCTACTGTCGTTTTAGCTGTCAAAGATCTAGACGCAAAAACCGGAGCGACTTCCATCGGAGTCGTCGACGGTATCAAAGGTTACGTTAAGAGAATGCTCCCCAGTAACCCGACTCATTGGAACATTGCGAAAACCTTTGACTCGGGGACATTTAAAATCTCCTCGAGAGGGGATAAAGGGACTTGGAAGCAAAATCATGTGTACATGATAGACAATCGCGAGTTTAGCGGAGTGGAGTTATATGAAACGGGGATCGAGGGCGATGAAAAAAAGAGTTGGGGGCCTATCACCATCGGTATCACCCCTGGTGAGTATAAATCCTCCTCGATCGAACTTGAAACTCTTTCAGGCGAGCAATACTCTTCGTTGACTGTGGGGCGTCCAGCCTCGTTCTCCGCTTTGGGCATGTTCATAACGGGATATGTGCTGGAGAAGACAGTTAGCGGGGGCGATTACACGAATTACTCCGTTAAGATTCAACCCGACCATGTATACAAAGGAGGAAGGGACGTCACGGCAGAATGGATATAACACGTATTATAGAAATCATCGTGCCGCTGGTGACTGCTGTTCTAGGCGCGTCAGGACTGTGGGCTTGGCTACAGTCCAAATCGTCGCGTCATCACTCCGAGGACGATCTTCTCATCGGCGTAGCGCGTTCGCAGATCATCTCGATGGGGCGATACTACATCGAGAGGGGCTACATCCTGATTGATGAGTATGATGATTTCTATAATTATTTGTACAAGCCCTACACCGACATTGGCGGTAATGGCCTAGCTCGAAAGATCTTCGAAGCCGTTGAAGATCTGCCGATGCTACCGAAAGGTAGCGATGGAAGGAAAGATATATGAAGAATCACCATTACGATGCGCTCAAGAATGTTGCTTTGCTGTGGATCCCCGCGCTGGCAACTCTCATCAACACCGTTGGCATGGTGTGGGGTCTCCCCTACACTAATGAAATCACCGCGACGATCACTGCGGTCGGAGTGTTCCTCGGTGCGGGTCTGAAGATCAGTTCCAACAACTACACCCCGCCCATTGACGGCGACCTTGTCGTCACCAAGCACAATGAGGTCTATGCTGATTTCCCGGCAGAGCCGTCCAAGTTGAACGATGGTGACACCATCACTATGAAGGTCACAAAGCCTTCTGGAGCTTCAGACTAATAAAAACACGGGCTATAGTGAGATACATTCACTAGAAAGGAGCATCTCATGCCCAACGTCGAACGTCTTTACGACCACGAAGACCTTGAGAACGAAGTTCTTAATTGGCTCGGCGGAGAAGACCCCTCTACCAATGAATACACTACCGCTGTCGGTAACCTCGAAAAGCTGCATCGCCTCGCTAAAGATTCTGATCTTAAGCAGAAGCTGATCCCCTCTTCTGAGGTCATCGCCAATGGACTTGTGTACTTGGTGGGTCTTCTCGCCGTACTCAATTACGAACAGACTCATGTCCTCGCGTCGAAGGCATTCGGAATGCTGAAGTTCCGTCGCTAGAACTCAACTCTCATAAACCTATAACTCCAGAAAAACTGGGGTTATAGGTTTTTGTGAACATACACAAATTTTACACAGCATGTAATGAGAACCATCACTCTCTACGAAAGGACCAATCATGTTCTACTACATCATCATCGCCCTCCTCGTCTGCCTCGCCGCGTCGCTGTACTGGGGTGCCACCAAGGCCGAAAAGATCGAAAAGATCCAGAAGTCTACCATGGCTGCCTACGACCGTCGCCTTGGCGTGAATTCGCAGGAGCAGCTCGATGAGCTGATGCGAGACATTTGGCACGCGATCTACGACTGATCTCTCACCTATAACCCAAACCTGGGTTATAGGTTTTTCACGCACAATCTACAACGAATATAATGAGAACTACAAACTTCTATGAAAGGACTCACCATGTTCGTTTACATCACGCTCACTGTTGTTACTATCGCACTTGTAATCGTTTCCGCTATGCTATATTTCGCTTGCAGTTACTGCGATATGCAGAAAGATACGATTGCCGAGCTTAAGACTCGCAATCAGACTCTTTGCGCATATCTCGAGACTGCTCACGAATTGGTCGTAGACGGATCCGCCAACCGCGCGAAGTATCTCGACAATGTGCTGTTTGAAATCAGCATGTATGAAGACTGATTCAACCCACAGCTCTTACCTATAACTCAAACACAGGTTATAGGTTTTTGCGCATTTTTTACAGTTCCTATAATGAGAAGATTACTCTCTACAAGAAAGGAACTACCATGTTCGCCCAGACCCTCATCGCCATCGTCGGTATCGCTTTCTTCGCTGCCTCTACCGTGCTCTACTACGCACGCATGTTCAGCTGAAAAGCAACCCTGATCTAATAGGGTCTAAAGGACATCACTCCACCTTTAGACACCCTCTCAACCCTATAGCCCTACATGGGTTATAGGTTTTTAAAGATTAAAAAAAAACACTCCCTATAATGAGAACCAACCCCTCAAGAAAGGAACCATCATGGCTACCCAGATCTCCCTCCCCGTTGCTGTTGCGGGAGCGATCGCTGTCTCTGCCTTCTCCATCAACTACGGTAAGAAGATCCAGAAGAAGTTCTACAAGAACCTCTTCAAGCTCTCCTTCACCTCCAAGAACGAGATGGCGCGGAAGCTCGCTAACCGAATCATTTTCGAGGATCTCCGGGTCAAGTTTGATCCCATCCCCGAGGACGACTGATCTCTCACCTATACACCTTACATGGTGTATAGGCTTTCACATAATTTACGTAGACTATAATGAGAACCAACCCCCTATGAAAGGACCCCATTATGTCTACCGTCGTCACGTTCATTGTTGGTGCCCTCGTCGTCATGCCCATGTGGTGCGCAATTGGCGCTATCCTCCACGCTTTCGACATCGATCGTAAAATCATTCTGATTTGGACCGATGTCTTCGAGTGGAAGATGATCCCCGCCTACGCGCTCATTTTCATGTTCATTCTGCCGGCGATCGGCGCTTACACCGTCGTGAAAGTTGCACTGGACAAAGCGTTCACTCGTTGATCTCACACCTATAACCCTAACACGGGTTATAGGCTTTGCAGCGCCGCAAAAAATACCCATCCTATAATGAGAACTAACCCCTCAAGAAAGGAACTCCCCATGTCCGACTCCACCGAAATCGAAGAGACCCCCGAAAAGGCCCCTCTCCTGGACCGCGTCTGTGATTTCGCCAAGAAGACCGTTCCCGTCGCCAAGACTGCTGCTCTTGGCTCGGTTGCGCTTTTCCTCGGCGGACTCACCGTTCTGTCGTTCAAGATGGGCTCCCGCCCGGACTCCGACTCCGACTCGGAAGAGTGACATCTTCCTCTGAGAACCCTCTCAACCTATAACCCCTAACACGGGTTATAGGCTTTGACAAAAGGAGCATTAAAAGTGATAAAGCGCAAAGTCTACGGCATTAACGAGGTCGATACCTCAATTCCCGCGGGGGGCATCGTCTCCATCTCGCCATACCACAGCTATCCGTGTCCGCCTAACAGACTGGAAACCGTGGCTATGGGTATTTTCATCGAGCGGCATATGAGTGGTAACCAGGTGAAGATGCGGGCCGGTCTCCCCAACTATGGTGAGGATGTCTACTACCGAAATTCCGAAGGGAATCCGGTTGTTATCACTCGTGATTTCGCAGACGATCCGAACGCCTCATATGCTATCATCCCTTATCGCATTGCGGCGTCGACTGTTCGCACCACGTTCGCAAAGAATTTTGTCATTGTCGACAAAACGATGAGCCCGTACGATTACCTCGTGATCGATTCTATCAACGTGGGCGCTGATGCGCGCTTCATCCCCATTCGAGCAGAATCTCTGCTAACTGAAGAACTCATCTTCGCAATCAATTCACTCTGAAAGGAAACTACAATGGAAACCTTCGGCACCATCATCATGCTCATCATCATCCTCGCCTTCTTCGCCTTCATGGCGATCATCAACGCGATCTCCAAGATCCTCGGCGGCGGTACTGGCAAGATTGCTGCTACCGGCTTTATCGGCTTCCTCCTTTTCAAGGCCTTCGGCTCGAAGTTTGAGAAGTACATCGAGGAGTACCGCAACCGCAACAACCAGAACAAGTGACACACAACTGAATATTTCCCAGTGGGAACCCCATCCTTTGAAAGGAAGCATCCAACCATGAATCTCAAGTACATCGCCAAGGGCATCGTCAACTGGTGCAAGGCAAACCCCCAAATCTTCATCACTGGCCTCGGAATCGCGTCGGCTATCGCTACCTCCATCACCTCTGGCAGGTGCCACGTGAAGGCTGTCAAGGCCGACGAACTCGATCCCTCCGACAACCTTCTCGACTTCGCTAAGCGCAACTGGAAGTGCTACGTCCCCGCGGCGATCTCGCTCGGCGTGACTATTTTCGCTTTCGGAGCCCTTCATGGCGCCACCGAGAAGAAGTACCAGGCGCTCGCTGCTGCGTATTCAGTCTCTCAGCTGGATCTCTCTGATCTGAGGAGCAAGATGGCTGAGCAGGTGAAGATCCTCAAGGAGGGCGCTAAGCCTGCTGACAAGAAGGAAGCTAAGAAGGAGCTTCCTGCTGGTTCGATGGTCCTCTTTGGCGACGAAGAAGTGCTCTGCAAGGACGCCATTACGGGTCGTACCTTCCGTTCGACCCCTGAGAAGATCCGTGCGTACTGCAATAACATCACTGAAGACCTACTCGGGTATGGCCCTTGCCCGCTTAATGATTTCTACAGCCAGATTCACATTGGGCAGGTCGGAATCGGCGACGAGCTCGGATGGGAAGGCGGGGTCACGATCAAGCCTGAGTTCCGACCTGTGCTTCTGGATTCCGGATCGCCCGCGGTCGAGGTTGCGATTGAACCCGCTCCGCAACCGAATTGGTTCAAGATCGGTTGAAGAGCTGTGACCAAGAACAACACGGTCACATTCACTGACGAGCCAATAGAGTACACAGACCCGCCCGAATCCTGGCCGAACATAAATAACAAGTCCTATAATGAGAACTAACCCCTCAAGAAAGGACACGCCTATGTTCGCATTCGGAATCCTGCTCGGTTTCTTCGGCATGTGCTCTGCCTTAGATCCCAACAGACTTCGGAAGAAGCAACTCAAGAAATCCAAGAATTGAGACACTCTCGCCTCTATACACCTTACATGGTGTATAGGGCTTCAAAAATACACGGCCCATAATGAGAACCAACCCCTCCTGAAAGGACTCATTATGTTCTACCGTATCGCCCTCCCTGCTCTCTGCGCAGTCACCTTTGGCTGCTTTGCTTACCTCGCTAATGAGCGCCGCAAGAAGGTTGAAGCGGAGCGCCGGATGAAACTCGAATTTGAGCGACTTATCAAGTTCGCTGACCATTACGATGAAAATCTGGACCCGCTCACGACCCTCTTCGACGAGCTTAGCGTTTGGAGCGAAGACATCAAGACTCGCAATGAGAAGCTCTCTCCCGGTCTGAACAGCTGACCTACCATATTCTCACCTATAACCCAAACACGGGTTATAGGCTTTCACACACTCCTGAAAGGAACTCAGAACAATGAAGCGAATCATCGCCTCGATCGGCCTTGGGGCCGCTGTTGTCGGAGGTATGATCTCTCCGGCTATCGCGGAAGACACTCCGCAGATCCATGCCGAAATCACCAAGGCCACCAGCGCATCGCGACAGGTGTCGTCTGAGGTCAATATCAGCGGCACCTGGACCGTCGAGAGACTGGCTGTTGGCCAGTCTTTCACGGTCTCCACCACCCCTCAGAATGGGGCTGCTCCATTCAAGTGGGCCGCATCGTTCCCCTTTGTCCTCGACGATGGGTCTAAGATCGGCGAATGCACCGCCAACGAAGCGACCCTCACCTGCAAGGTCGACACTGTCCCTCCTGCCTACGCGGATAAGGAGAATGTCAAGGGCTCCTGGTGGGCCCGAGCCCGTCTTCAGGACGGTGTTGTCGGCACCGAAGAGGGTACGATTACCCTCAATGGTGAAGTGGTCAAGACCCTTGTCTGGGGCGACTCGGAAGGCACCGGCGTCTGCACAAATGACTGCGACTCCGCCGGCCACTATGAATACGCGAAGCCCGAAAACCTTAAATTCGGGTGGACCAACGACAATGGTACCGTCGGATGGGCGATTAAGTGGATCGCCACACCCGGTGCCGAGTATGTGGTGAAGGACTTCGACACGAAGCTCGGCACCACCGTTAAGTGCACGAAGACCGGCGAGTGGAACCCCGCTACGACCGAAATCATCACAGCTAATCGGATCGACGAGAACACGATTAAGTTCGTGGCGCCCGCCGACTCTAAGGTGTGTATCACGTTCCCCCCGGAGCAGATGAAGGTGCCTGAGGGTCAGTCTTCGGTTACCAATCGCGCTGAGGTGAACGGCCTCAAGCTTGAGGCCACCACTACGATCAGGTCTAATGGCGGGACCGATGGTGATGGCTCTAACAAGCCGAAGCCTACGCCTACTCCTTCTGTTACCACTCCTACTCCCGAGCCCACTCCTTCTGAGACTCCGAAGCCCACTCCTACTCCTTCTACCCCGGCGCCTAAGCCTTCTGAGACGCCCACTCCTGTTCCCACTACCCCTACCCCCAAGCCTAGCGTGACTACGCCTGCTCCTAAGCCCAGTGCAACCACTCCGGCTCCGAAGCAGCCTGTCGCGAAGGAATCCCCCAAGACTAGTGAGCAGCCTAAGCTCGCTAAGACTGGTTCGTCGGCTGCATTTGCCGGCGTTCTGGCTATGTTGCTGGCGCTCATTGGCGTCGGTTTCTACACCATCTCCCGAAAGGATAACAACTGAAATGCAGTCCATCAAGGTTACTTACGAGTCGTTCGACGGCGAGCGGGTTGATGAAGAGCTCTACTTCCACCTCTCGAAGAGTGAGCTTACTGACATGGAGC